TTTATGAATTTGTTAGAGGTACTGCATAATGGCTAAAAGAATTAAAATTTATTTTCCTAATGGTAATGATCAAATAGAAATATGGGATAATGATTTAGAAAAATATCTTGCAAAAGGTTTTAAAAAAGATAAAAAAGTTTCAAGATCAACTCCAAAAAAAGTTGAGGTTGATATAAAACCAGAAGAAACAAACAAGGAGTAAATTATGGCAACTCATGTGGGAACAAGCGGTGTGGTAAAAGTTGGAGCAAATACTGTTGCAGAAATAACGGGGTTTACTCTGAACGAAACAAACGATACTGTTGAAGATACTAGCTTAACTGATTCAAAAAAATCTTATATTGCATTAAGAGGTGACGCTACTGCAACTATTGAATGTCATTGGGACGAAACAGACACCAATGGTCAAGAAGCATTAGATGTAGGAACAAGTGCAACTATTGAATTATATCCAGAAGGTGCAGATAGTACAGATGCTTATTATACTGGTACAGGAATTGTAACAGGTGCTGATGTAGCAGTAACTATGGACGGAATAATTTCAAGAACTCTTAATATTCAATTTAGTGGTGGAGTAACGCATAGCACAGTTTCATAAGGATTAAATGCCAGAAAAAATTGATTACTTTCAAGGTGTCGTAAGTCATTTTGATAGCTTAGAAGTTAAAATTATAGAAGTACCAGAATGGGGTTTAGAGGGCGAAAGAGCAATTTATGTTCGCCCTTTTACAATGAATGAGAAGGCACGAATATTTAAGGGTGCTAATGACTCAGACTTAAATGTATTAGTAGATGTTATAATTCAAAAATCAGAAACTAAAAGCGGTGAGAAAATGTTTGATCTCTCTCACAAGCCTAAGTTTAAAATTAAAGCAGATACAGATGTTATTTCTAGAGTTGCTTCAGAGATACTTGCACAAGATAGTATTTCTGACCTTAAAAAAAAGTAAACTCAGACCCAGAACTATATTCTATCATAGCATTAGCTGAACGATTGCATATGTCTATTAGAGATGTATTGCAAATGCCAGTTCAAGAGTTTAATATGTGGTTGGCTTATTTTGAAATACAACATGATAGAGCCAAACAACAACAAATGATGAACCGCTAATGGCTACAAAAAGAGTTAATATAGATATAGTTGCAAAGGATAAATCGCAACGAGCCTTACAAGGAGTCAGAGGTAGTTTAGATAGAGTTAAAGCATCTGTATTTAATGTAAGAAACGCATTAGTAGGTTTAGGTGGTGGATTAGTTATTCGTAGCCTTGTTAATACAGGTAAAGAAATAGAATCACTTAAAGTTAGACTTAAATTTTTATTTGGTAGTGCAGAAGAAGGAGCAAAAGCCTTTGATGAAATGGCAAAATTTGCCGCAAAAGTACCATTTAGTTTAGAGCAAATACAACAAGGAGCTGGTGTATTATCTGTTGTATCTAAAGATGCTGAAGAATTAGCAGATATTATGGAAATAACAGGTAATGTAGCGGCTGTTACAGGACTTGATTTTAGAACTACATCTGAACAAATACAACGATCATTATCTGCTGGTATAGCTAGTGCTGATTTATTTAGAGAAAAAGGTGTTAGAGATTTATTAGGATTTAAAGCTGGTGCTACTGTTACAGCAGAAGAAACAGCATTAGCATTTGAAAAAGTATTTGGAGCAAATGGAAGATTTGGAAAAGCAACAGATGAATTAGCAAAAACATTTGAAGGTACTCTTTCAATGATTGGAGATTCATTTTTTCAATTTAAAAGAGATATTTTAGATGCTGGATTTTTTCCAGAATTAAAAAGACAATTTGGTGATTTAGATGATTTTATAAAAGACAATGAAAAAGAAATAAAAGCATTAGCAGAATCAATAGGAAAAAACTTAGCTGGTGCATTAAAAAATATAGTTAAATTTGGAAAAGGTGCGGCTGAGAATATTGAATTGTTTGGTATTGCTGTTGCTGGAATGGCATTAATTTTAGCACCACAAATAACAACAATAACATTATTAGCCACTGCTGTTTTTAAAATTGCTCAAGCTTTTGACCAAGCAAAAATGGAAGCAATAGGTATAACAAAAGAGTTTGAAAAACAAACTTGGATGGAGCTTACAGACAGTATTAATAAAATTAATTTAGCAATGACAGAAAATGTACTTACTATGGAAGAGTACAAGAAAAAGTTTGATGGAATAACTGATCCAGAATATTTGCAACATCTTGATTTACAATTAACATTATTAGCTAATGAAAATCTTGAATATGAAAAACAAATTGCAATAATTAATAGATTAATAAAAGAAAAAAAAGATTTAGGAGAAGCTATTCAAGTTCAAACAATGGCTGTTACTTCTCTTATGGAAGCAGAAGCATTAGCAACAGCAGAATCAATTAAGGCTAATCAAAAAAGAGCTGATATGAACAAAAAAATTGCTCAAGCAGAAGCAGATGAAAAAGTAAGACTTAATAAAATTGGTTTAGAAACTATTCAAACAAATACTAAAGATGCTTTACAAACATTAAGTGGTATGAATAAAAATGCTTTTGAAGCATATAAAAGAATTAGAATAGCAGAAGCAACTATTGAAGCTGTAACTGCGGCAAGTAAAGCATTTCGTCAATTTCCTTTTCCTGTTAATATTGCTGTTAGTGCAAGTGCATTAGCAAAAGGTATGGCTATGGTTGCACAAATTAAATCTACTAGTTATAGAGCTGGAGGTGGTTCAGTTAATAAAGGTCAAGCATATATGGTTGGAGAAAAAGGGCCAGAAATGTTTGTGCCAAGTGGTTCTGGAAAAGTTGTAGCCAATAATCAAATGGGAAGTAACAAACCTGTAAATGTAAACTTTAATATTAATACAGTTGATGCTAGAGGGTTCAATGAACTATTAACTAATAGTAGAGGTGTCATAGTAAATATGATTAATAGTGCTGTAAATGAAACAGGCAGACAGGCAATAGTATGAGTGGAGCATTACCTAGTAGCGATTTTAACGCCATTAATTTTAAAAGTGAACAACGTACATTAGTTTCAACTTCAGATAGTGGTAAAACATTTCGTAGGCAAATAGATGGGCAAAGATGGACATTCACAGTTTCTTATCCTCTTAAAACACGATCAGACTTCGCACCGATACAAGCCTTCATTATAAAACAACGCTCACAGAAAGAAGATTTCACTATAACCTTCCCCAGCTATTTAAACGCACAGGGTAGTGAAACAGGAACAGTATTAGTTGATGGTGTTCATGCTGTTGGTGATACAACAATAAATGTTAATGGTCATGCTGGAGATACTGCTGGTAGTTTTAAAGCTGGAGATATTATAAAGTTTGCTGGTCATTCAAAAGTTTATATGATTGTTTCTGATGTTACGCCTAGTTCTAATGCGTCAACATTAACTATAGAACCACCACTAACTAACGCACTAGCAAATGATGAAGCTGTAACTTATGATAGTGTACCTTTTACAGTTCATTTGAATAGTGATCTTCAAGAGTTCCAAACGAACCAAGTAGACAGTTCTGGAAATTTATTATTTAGTTTTGAATTTGATGTTATTGAGAGTTTATAATGGCAAGAGGATTAACAAGTGCTGTCAAAACAGAATTGGCAACAGGAAACGTTAGACCTGTTAATTTAATTTATATTGGTTTTCCAACACCAGTTTATTTAACTACTGCAAGTTTTGATTTAACATCAAGTGTATCTGGAAGTTCACAAACATATACTGCTAGTAGTCATTTATTAGGCATATCAAATGTAGGTGAAGCAAATCAACCGATAAAGAATACAATTCAAATTAGTTTATCTGGTGTTGAGCAAACTTATATTGCTGTAGCATTAAATAATAATATTATTGGTGATGAAGTAAAAATTTGGAAAGGATTATTAAATAGTTCTAATGCATTAATTGCTGATCCATTTTTATTATATTATGGAACTATAGATGAGTTTAGTATTAGCGATACAACTGAATTAGCAACTTTATCATTAAGCACAACATCACATTGGGGACAATTTGAAAAAGTAAGTGGCAGACAAACTTCTAATAATTCCCAACAAAGATTTTTTTCTACAGATGTTGGTATGGAATTTTCTGCATTAACAGTTCAAGATATTAGATGGGGTAAAGAGTAATGGGTTTTTGGGATAAGATATATAAAACTTTTATAAAACCTATTGTTAAAATAGTAGAGGAAGCAATTTCTTGGCTTATCCCTATGCCAGAGATACCAGACTATGGCGATAATTTACCAGAACAAAATGCAAAAGGTGTTTTAGTAAATAAAACAAGTTCTAATGCACATATTCCTGTTGTGTATGGAACTAGAAAAGTAGGCGGTAATGTTGTTTTCTTAGAGACAAGCGGAACAGATAATACTTATTTGTATATGGCGATTGTTTTAAGTGAAGGCGAAATAACTGACATTAATCAAATATATGTAAATGATAATCTAGTAACATGGTCTGGAGATTTAGCAGATAATACGCAAGTTACAGTAAATAGTTCAGATGCAAATTATTATAAAGATAGTGAAAGTTTAATTACAGTTGAGCCACATTTTGGTTCTGATAGTCAAACAGCTTCAAGTCTTTTATCTACTTTAAGTTCATGGGGTTCTAATCATAGACTGCAAGGATTATCTTATTTAGCTTTACGATTTACTTGGAACTCTGACGCTTTCGGTTCTATTCCAACAGTTCACTCAGTTGTTAAAGGGAAAAAAGTTTATAACCCAAATTTAGATAGTACAAAAACAGGTGGCTCTGGAACACATAGAGAAGATACTTCAAGCACTTGGGAATATTCAGATAACGCAGTTTATCAATTATTAGATTATTTACGCAACGATAGATATGGAATGGGAATAGCGAATAGTTATTTTGATTCTAATTATGCTGATTGGCAAACTGCTGGCGATGTTTGTGATACTGATATAACACCTTATAGTGGTGCTAGTGCTATTGATTTAATGGATAGCCACGCTGTTATTGATACATCTAAAAAAGCTATTGATAACGTCAAAGAATTTTTAAAAGGGTGTAGAGGTTTTTTAAATTATACTGGTGGTGCTTATAAGATACTTATAGAAACAACTGGCTCTGCAAGTATTAGTTTAACAGAAGATAATATTATTAATGGAATAAATATTTTATCTAAAAATAAAAACTCACGATTTAATAGAGTTATAGTTTCATTTATTAACCCAGATAAAAATTATCAATCAGATGAAGCACAATTTCCACCAGTTGATGAAACAGGTTTAGCTAGTGCAGATCAACACGCAAATCTTTTAAGTGATGATGGGGGAATATTATTAGAAGGTCGTTTTGATTTTCCTACATTAAATAGTCCATATCAAGCACAAGAAATGGCAGAAATTATTTTGCGTAGATCTAGGTCAAGTTTAGACGTATCACTAAAAGCAGACGCAACCGCATTAGATTTATCCGTAGGCGATATAGTAAACATCACTCACGCCACTCCAAGTTTTAGTGCTAAGCCATTTAGAGTAGCTGGTATAACATTAAACGAAGATTTAACTACTGATTTACAATTAACTGAACATCAAGATAGTTATTACACATTTGGAACACAGCAAGAAGTAGCAACAATACCAGATACAACACTTCCAAATCCTTTTAGTGTTTTACCACCAGCAAGTTTAACTTTATCAGATACATTAGTTGTTTATAATGAAGGAACAGCAATAACACGATTAGATATATTAGTTGGTGCAAGTACAGATCAATTTGTTCAATATTATCAAGTAGAAGTTAAGTTAAGCACAGATTCAGATTTTTTTGTTTTATCAAAAGGTACACAATTAAATTATGAAATGCTCAATGTTATTGATGATTCTACTTATGATGTAAGAGTTAAAGCAATTAATAGTCTTGGTGCAAGTTCAACATATACAAGTGCAAGTAGAAAAATTGTTGGTGCTACAGAGCCACCGCAAGATGTTCAAAACTTTTCTGTTAATATGCAAGGCTCAAATCAAATGCAATTAAACTGGGACGCTGTATCTGATCTTGATATTTCTTATTATGAAATTCGTTATCAGAATGTAACAGCTTCTGCTCAATGGAATAAATCTGTTAACTGGTTACAAGTTCCTAGAACATCTGGAACAACAATAACAACTAACGCTAGAACAGGTTCATTTTTAATAAAAGCTGTAGATAAATTAGGAAACGAATCAAACAACGAAACAATAATTTATTCTAATATATCCTCACTCCCAGCATTTACTAATATTAATACTTTAAACGAAGATTTAACATTGGGAACATATGATGATGATGTTGCTTTAACGGATAGCTCTGGAACAAATTCAATAGTGCTTGATACGATAACAAACTTTGATGATACTATTGGCAACTTTGATAGTGTTCAAGGAAATTTTGATTTAGGGGGAACTGACTCTACATCAAACCCAAATTATTTTAATGCGAATATTGATAATGAAGGATTTTATACATTAAACCAAACATTAAGTTTAGACGCTATTTATGATGTATCATTTACTAAAAACATAACCATAGATCAAATTGAAGATCCATATGACTTATTTGATGATGGTAGAGGAGCTTCTTTATTTGATGACGCTCCAGCACCTTTTGATGGTAATGATCCAACAAACGCAACTGTTAATTTACAAATAGCAACTTCAAATACTAGCTTAAATAATGCTACAGAATTTTTTAATATGAATACAACAACCACTTTTAAAGGTAGATATTTTAAATTTAGATTACGATTAGCTAACGCTAATAATAAAACTAGAGCATTTGTTTCAGCTATGTCTATATCTGTTAATATGGAAAAAAGAATTGAGTCAGAAAATGATGTTGTTTCTGGAACAGGTACATATGTGATAACTTTTGGAAAACCTTTTTATGCAACTCCAGCAATAGGTATATCGGCAGAAAATATGGCTAGTGGAGATTTTTATACTATATCCTCTAAAAGCAAAACAGGTTTCTCAATAGCATTTACAAATTCATCAAGTAGTGGTATTTCAAGAACATTTGATTATGTGGCTCAAGGTTATGGGTTGCAATCAGCAAGTTAAAAAGGTAAATAACAATTATGAGTCAAGTTTCAGATGTAAGTTTAGCAAATCAAGGATTCAGTGCCTTCCGTACAGAATTGAACAATATTTTAGGTGCTTTAAATACAAGTCATATTGGAAGTTCAGCACCAGCAAGTTTAGCGGCTGGTTCTATATGGGTTGATACATCTGGTGGTGCTACTGCTTATGTTTTAAAATTTTATGATGGGGCAGATCATATTCAATTAGGTACAATTAACACTACTGCTAATACTGTAGATTGGACAGACAGTTCAGTTACATTTGATATTGTTAATGATACTTCTCCTCAACTTGGTGGTGATTTAGATGTAAATTCTAATGATATTACAGGAACAGGTGATATCAACATTACAGGAACAGTAACTGCTACTTCTTATTCTGGTGATGGTTCTTCATTAACAGGAATTACAGGTGGCACTGCTTGGCAAACTGTTAAGACTGGAAATTTCACTGCAGTAGCTAGTGAAGGATATTTTGTCAATACTACTAGTGGTGCAATCACTGCTACTCTACCTGCTTCACCCACACAAGGTGATGAAATTGCTTTTATAGATTATGCAGGAACATTTGATACAAACAATTTAACTATCGCAAGAAATGGAAAGCCAATTCAAGGTGATGCATCTGATTTAACTGTTGCTACTGAAAGAGCAGGTTTAACCCTAGTATTTGTAGATGATACTCAAGGGTGGCTATTGCGTGAGAAATAAGATATGTCCACTTATAATGCCATTCGGTATAATGTGGATTATGCTAATGTAGGTAGTTTAAAACTTTTATCTACTCAAACTGCATCAGCATCAGCATCAATTTCATTTACCACAGGAATAGACAGTACTTATGATGAGTATTTGTTTATTTTTAATAACATTCACCCTAGTACCGACAATGATGCTTCATTTCAATTTAATGG